ATGAGGGGAGGGGGTGTGTTTTTGGCGACCCCCTCCCTATGCTTTTATTCCTTCACCGTTACGTCATTTTTATTTTCCTTGGGTCCAACTCGCTTGTAAATGTTCAGAAAATCGTTCTCAATGATCTCATCGATAGCTCTGGAGATCTCATCATCAATCTCTTTCTCAGAAAGATCATCTGAAATATGAACGATCCTTGCTAAGTACGCACAAGTGTTGTAACCTTGTTCAACATCGAACAGCCACCAAAGAGAGAACTGTTCGAATGGATCATAAGGATTGTCAAACGTCGTCAACATGAACTCGTTTTCCATTCACAATTCACTCCTTTCTTACATGTAACTCGCAACTGTCGACGTGGAAACACCAAGTTTGGCTGCTATCTGAGCAAGCGTGTAATTAGAAGCACGCATGGCTTTGATAGTGTTGATCTTAGAAGCGCTGAGAGTACGGCTGGTTCTAGGCGTAGCTCTTTCTCTGAGTTTGGAAACATCGGTATTGTTCAGAATACGCTTAAGCGTACTTTCAGATATAGCTCCGGCCTGGATGGCGGACCATTCTCTGTCTGTAATATCGATGTTTCGGTCTCGTCTCTTTATAGAACCATACTCGTCTCTATATTTACTAACCGCTCTCTGGCTGGCTTTCTTAACATCACTCTTATCAAGTTGACCGGCGTCGAGCTTGCTCTTAACTTCCCAATTAGACATTCGCTGTGCGGCGCGTTCTCGCGTGCGATTAAGCTCAGCGATCCTCAGCTTCTCATTTAGAGAATTTACTTCGTCCAAATAAGTAACTTTCGCAGAGCTAGAATATGCAATCTTGCCTGTACTGACCATCTCTTTTCGAGCCTGGTTGGCAAGGGCCTTCATACTATTCGCATAGTCCGCATAAATAAGCTCCATGGGGTGCCGAGCTTCCGATACGAGTGTGTACGCGTCGTCTGTTTTAGCCATCTTTGTGGTTTTCTGCGTGCGCGTTCTCCGCTTGTACACGATATCCCCGGTACTGTCTGTGAATTCGACTTCGCCAGTAACGGGGTTCTTACGCTTTACCGGAGAATATCGCTCGACGGCATCCTTGTCGTCTACGGAATATGCGATCTTTTTACCATCGGCAGTTCGTACCCAATACTGTCTTTTTTCTTTGTTGTATCCTCGATCCGGATAATAAAGATCGTCAGATTTCTTGTAAGACACTTTTCCCGTCTCTGGGTCGATTATAGGGCTACCTTGCCGTCTGTCGACGCTCGCTTGGCCTTTGCTCTTTGACAAAATAGTGGCTGCACCACCTTGAGCACGACCCTGATACTTCATATGAAGAGCGGGTATATTATTATCGATTTCACTCTGCCTATAATTAAGCTTGTGTTTCTCGGCGTCAATAACAACCATGCTATGTCTAACAGCCGCGGCAAGTTCATCGTCAGGAGCGCCCGCCAACGTCATATCGGTAATAAGATTAGATATGGTCCCCATTTGATTCTGAACATTACTTTTTTTCATCGCCCGGAACTCTTGCCCGTTTTGATAATAATGCTTAGTACCATCAGCATCAGTAGTAACGTCATCCCACTTATACTTGTCTTTGGGGTCGAATCCTTTAAGACCAGGAAGCTCGTTTCGGTTAGCGATTTTGACTTTTCCGCCAGGATCGTGAGTCGGGATGCACATGACCGTGTCGCCGTCGAAATCCGCGCCAGAAAGCTGGTCTGCAACCTTCTTGGTTATACCGACAGCGTCAATAACGTCGGTGCCTAAAAGCTTCTTGGCTTCGGCATGCTTATTATTGACTGTTAAAATAGGAATTTCGAAAGTACCGCCATGAGGATAACGAATAAGAGCAAGCTTTGTGCCATTTTCGTAGTTAGGCGCATACACTTCGGTATCCTTAAGAGAATTGATCGGAATAATTACATGGTACTTTTGACCGGGCAAAGCGGCAGCTTGAAGATTAACGGCCGCAGCATCGCACTCGTCCGAGAACTTCTGCAAAAGATGCTTCTTTATAGTTGGATTTGTGAGTGCACAAATATCGTCAAATTCGGCTTGTTTATCCGCTTTCGCCAAATCGAGCTGCTTCTTGGCCATATGCTGTGATTGCTTTCCAAGAAACTGAGAAGGAAGTGCGTCTTTCCAATCATCCCAGTCGCCCTCGTCGGCACGCTTATTGATAAGACCGAGCTTACGATTGCCATTTTTGTCGGTGTACCAATACTGTCCACCTTGGTCGGCATCCTTAATAGCAGAGCCAAAGGGATTATCGGGATCGGCTTTGATCGGCTTAAGCACGCTCGTCATTGGAGTGCCTTGTTTCTTGTTGGTGTTGAAAATAACGTCAACGCCATCCGGCATGTTGTCCGAATATACGGCCATGCCTTTAATGTAGTGCGTTCCATCAACAAGAATACGAACCTGAGAATATCGGGATTCACCAAGGGATAGATCTTCGACTCCTCGACGAAGCTCAACAATGCCGTCTTTAAGCTCGCCGCCTTCTTCGGCATAACGAACCTTAAGACGCTTAGAATCCATACTTTCAGGATATGAGAATTTCTTCTCGAAGGATTCCCCGCCATCACGAGAAATATAGTCTTTTACAGTATGTATTTTGTCGAGCTGGTATATTTCAGAAGGAGCTTTGGCGCCTTCTTTCGGCTTAATATGAGGAGGGCAAAGGACCATCTGAGTTGTGAAATTACCTGGATTGGTCATCTGCTCGATACGGTTGTTGTAAACCCCATATCCTTCCCTTTGAAGAAGATAAAGGGCTTGATTAAGCTTTTCTCTTGAAATACGAAACTCTAATTCAGCGCCCTTACCAACGTCGATCATGCCAAGACCGTCTTCGGCTTTGAATGCTTCGCTACGCGCTCTCAGGAAATCGGCAGTCTCTTTGGCTCGATTCATTCGTTCTTCAGACTTAGAGTCAAGCAAGGAACGAACCGTAGACTCATTAAGACCCATCTTACGACCAATCTCACTGTAGCCAAGGCCGTCGGCTTTCAGAGACTTAGCTCTTGCGACTTCAATCATTCGACGCTCGGCCTGCACCAAACCAATTTCGGTTCTGAACTGGCTAGTGGTAAGACCCATATGTTTGGCAATGGCAGTATCACCAGTCCAGGTCTTGCCTTTCTCATCAGTATATTTGAAATCCTGCTTACGAAGCTCTTCGACTCGACTCAGGAAATCGCCAGTTCTCTGATAGGGGTCTTCACCAGAACCCCATGGATATCGACCGGATCGTCTTTTTATGCCATAGTGTTGCAGAATATCTTCCGCTACCTGGTTCATGGTTTACGCCTCCCCTAATTCTATTCTTTCTAGCAATTTGTTGAGATGGACGATCTTGTCCATGATCGGAAGAATATCTTCCGCAGTCGGGTTATGCACGACGACTTCGTCATTCTGATAGATTCGAAGTTCCATGTCGATATCACCCGGCTTGATCTTGTATTCCAAACAGAATAAAGCCGCATAGATTTCGAGCTGTTCCATATGAACTGGTGTCTTACCAGTTTTCAGATCGTGAATTCTAAGAACCCCGTTTCTGAAGCAAATGGAATCGGCAGTACCAAAGAATCGCTTAGAGTAAAATAAAACAACCTCTGTATCCATCTTGAAACCAATAGCATCGTTGACATATGCGTAAATGGTTTTGTTGGATCGAGGTTGCTTAATTCCCAAATCAATAGTTTCCTTGGCCCAAGCATGAAGCCTGGTGCCCATCTCTGCCGCTTTCTTGCTTGAATATACTTCTAGCGCCCTTTCGTCATCGTATCTCAGCCAGCTAGATTGGCTAGGACTGAATGGGGCATGTAGTCCTCCAAGATTATTGTGTTGGTTGAATTGCATAGGGTGTCTTCTCCTTTAACTTGTAAAATGAATATGAAGATCCCGAAGGACTTCTTCCTTATTCTCCGGATATACAAATCGTGAAAATGACATGCCATTGAGCGTGTCCACATAATAATCCTGGTTGGGTTGTTTGGACGCTTTTTCTTCTCGCTTCGCTTCAAGGACTGCCCACTTGTCGCCGTAGAGAACGGTCCAGTCAGGGAAACCTTGAATATATCCGGAATCGTTCTTGATACAAACGCAGCCCGGATAAAGCTCTTTGATTTCGTCCATTAATTCTTTTTGGAATTTACTTTCGAGTTTCTTAGACATCATGAGCACTCCTTTCATCGAAAATGAAGAGAAAAAGTTTTAAAAATCTTTTCCTCTCATAAAAGGGCATGTTTTTCACGCGAATTTTTAAAAGGGCGAAAAAAAAGAAGAGGGCTTGTTACAGCCGCTCTTCTTTTGGTCACCATTACTTGACGTCGGACTCAATGAGCTCGTAAACGAGTTTGCCAACTTC